TTTGTTAAATGTAAATTTCATAATTATAGTTTTATTTGTTTAGTGTAAATATAAAAGTTTTTTTTTAATCTGCAAAATTATTTTAAATTAATATCCAATTATTTCTACCCAATATTTTGAATATCCGTAACCCTCATTGTTAACCAAAAATGTTTTTTTGCCTTGAATAACAATGTAAATTAATTCGTTGTTGTCAGCAAAAATATTGTCAAAAGATGATGTGTGAATTGAAACAATACGTCTGGATGCTTTATAAATAGCAGCCCTTTGTGTTTGGTCAAATTCCATAATATTCATTGGCTTTGTGTTTGCTGTCCAACTTTCTTTGCAGTTCCATGGAATGTCATATTTTCCATTTGTTACGTTTCCGATGATGTCATAAATTGCGTTCATTTTCTTATTTGTTTATTATTATAGTGTAAATATAAAGATTTATTTTTAATTAGCAAAATAAATTACAAAAAAAAAGAAAATTTTTTTATTTAAAATATTTTTTGTATATTTGTAATATGAATTATAAAAATACATTTAATAAAAAGGATGCTTACGACATTTTAGATAGTTTTCTAAAAAAATATCCCAAATTAAAAATTGTAAAATGGTCTGCCACTTCGTGTGGATATGCCTATTATAATGGTAACATAAAAATTCCAAAACCAAATAATGTTGACAGATTGTTTGTTTGCTTACATGAAATCAAACACGTCATTGACGGCAAAATTAGACCATCATGTTTGGGAGAATTTTATTGCGACAAATTTGGATTGGATTATATTTCAAATTTAGGTTGGAAAACTGACGTAATTGAAGCACGTATGAAATGGCATATTTTATCACGTGTGGCAATGGCAACAAATCGAAAAATGAAAAAAATCCCAGCTGAAATTTCTGATTATTATCCTGAAATTGATATGGATAGTTGGATTGGCAAAAAAACTTTTGTTGGAATTAAACGTAATGGAAAACGAAACGAAGTTGGATTTTGGGAATGTGATATAAAACATTATTAAAATCACACCCCCTTGGTTAAGTCCAACTTTGCTACCGATAGTCCAATGACCAATTAAGACTAGCGCAAGCTCAATTAAGCATATGTGCCTCGCCACAACAAAGATGACCCGAAGGCCTCTTTGTTACTTAAAAACACGAATAATCTAACTCGCAGTTGTAATAATCAATCAATGAACGTATAGCGACCCAAGGACTTAACCGGTTGGTGCTAGTATCATCAAGCGTCAAAGTCACTCACTAATTAATAATGGTCTCTGCCCCATTTTCATTACATGATACGTTGCCAAAGATACAAAAATTATTCCAAAAAAAAAGCACCCCAAAAGGAGTGCTTTAATCAACCAAAATTAATAATTAATTGTTATGGTGTTTCAAGACTTGCTTTGTCTGATGAGAAATCACCAGCAACAAAAGCGTTTGGTAAATAAGGTGTTACACAAACTCTTTCTTGAACTCTAACCGTTACAAATCCATCTCTGATATTCGTTCCGTCCTCTCTAAAAAATCCTAACGACACGTTGTCTTTAACCCAGAATTGAGCACCCTGTGCAAAATTTCCAACTAAATATTTGTCAGATGAAATGGCAGTTGTTGCAATAACTGGAACACCAGCTATTCTTGGGACTAATCCCTCTTGCCAATTTTTGACTAAATATTCGTTTTGTGAAGATTTTAAAAGTAAGATTTTATGAAAATCAGTTGGATTCATTAATATATAATCAGCAACATAATTTGCTATTGACAATTGATTTAAAGCAACTGTAATACAATCAAATTCGTTTGCACTTTCAACCGCATTTGCAAATCCACCAGCTGAGAATGATGTTGCATTTGTATAAATACCAGTTAAATTTGGTGCTGAACCATTGCCGTCTAATATTTGGCTATCCTCAACTGCCAATAATTTTTCAGGAGCACGTGCTGATAAATAAGAAGTCAATTGCGGAGTTGAATCCAACATTTCCTCACTTATTCTAAAATATGCACCCAATTTTTCTACTGGAGTTGATACTGCTTGCATGTCAAAATCCGATTGTCCTAATGTTGACCCTTCATTTTTCATTGCTGAGCCATCAGAATATCCTGATTCTTTTACATATCTAACGACATCACTTGACGTATTTCCAACAGGCAAAATTTGTCTCATATGAAATTGTCTGCTTGGGTCATATTTATAACCAGCAACTCTTTCAGGTGGAATAACATCACCAGTAAAATCTGCGCCAATTGTCATGTCTGCTTTTAATTGAATGGTTTGAGCATTGCTATTTCCTTTTTTAAAAGCTTCCAATGAGCCTTCGTTTAAGGATTTATTTAATGCTGATTTAAAACTTTGTTTTGTTTCAATGTTCTCCTGATTTTTTTTGTTTGCTACTTCCATAGCATCCATTCTTTCGTTAAATTTATTCATGAGATTATTGATTTCAGTTTTCAAAGTTTCGTCAGCCTTTTTATCTGCCCTTTCCATGGCTTGACCTGATGCTTTTTCAATTTTAGCATCAATAATATCTCCTAATTGGTCAAGTTCTTTTTTTACATTTTCTTCCATTTTTTAATGTAATGGGATTTTATATAAAAATCCGAAAAAAGGTTTAACTAAATTTTTAAATTATCAATCAAATATTTATAAACTGAAACGTCATCTTTAACAATCGGCAAAGTAGTTTTTTCAACTGGCTTTGTGATTAAGTCGGTAAAAATACCTTTGAGTTTTAATATTTCGCATTCTATGGCATATCCCATTTCGTCTGAAATATTGCCTTTTCGTATTAGTTTACATAAATTTTCATATCGTTTTTCTATAATGTCAAAATCATAATTGCCTTTGACATCTAAAATTTTTGCTTGGTCATTTGCAGCCAAACTTACAGCTGAAATTTCGTATAATTTAACTTCGGAAATTTCCCTGTATCCGTCCATAATTTCTTTTTGTATTGGCATAATTCCAACAGAATTTTCTGTAATTACACCATTTTTCATTAATTCTAAAACATCATTTCCCAGTTGTGTTTTGGGTATTTCAGCAACAAAAACCAAACCTTTTTCGTCCTCGTATAATTCATTTAATTTGCCGATTGGTTGGTCCATTTTGTGTTGGTAATAATATTTAACACGATAACCGTTTTCTTCAATTGTTTTTTTATATGCTCCTTTTTTTATAATATCGCCGTCGCTGTCTTTATTATCGAAATAAGAACCATAACCTTTTACGATGCCATTTTTGTCGTCAATGTCAGCGACTTCACCCAATGGACTTTGTTTAAATATTAAATTCATGTTTCAAATTTTTTCCAAAGTTAATAATTTTTTAATTAATAAATCCTCCACCACCAATACCAAATCCAAAATCGTCAATGTTGGCAATTGTTTGTGCATTTGGTTTGGGATATTCCCACGACACACAACGACAATTGACGTTTTCTTTTGCTGACACTCCAGCACCTGGTCTTTGCATTGAATCGCCACCAACAATAAAATTGTCTTTGCTTGGTATTGGATTGGACGAATAACGTGCATCGGCTTCGCCGTGTGTTTCACGAACAGCCGAATCTTTTGCTGAAATCCATGTTTTGATTAAATCGTCCTGATTGAAAAATGTTAATGCTGTTCTATGTATTGAATAATTTGCTATTCGTGTTCCTTCGGTTAATGCCACACGTTTGGCAAATATTCGGCATTGTGCTTTTGTTTGTTGTAATAATATTTTTGCTTTTTTATCAATGCCAAATGAACTATAATTTTCAAAACCAGCAACATTGCCTTTCATTAAATTTTCAAAAACACGTATGGCATTTTGTGTTGCATGTGAAACAATTTGAGCACCGAACAACAATGACACCTGTCGAGAATATTCTTCAAATATTGCATTGTAAACCGAAACAGGCAAATTTAAACTGCCTTCGGTTTGTTCTTTAATTATAAAATCTTTGTGTGTGTTTGCATACCAATTAGCAAAACGTAAACCACCAATTTTATAAATCGTGGAATACATTTCGTTTACCCATTTTTGATTAAAATAAATTGCTTGATTTATTGATTTGCCCAATAATAATTGTTCGTTAATTGCTACAAATTTTTTTAAATAATGATTATATAAAAAACGAAACATTTTTTTTTCTACAATCAGCCTGTTTTTTTCAAAATCATGCCAAATGTCTGAAAGTTGTTCTTGTGTGTAATGGTTAGGCATTGTCTAATCTGTCAATGAGTTTGTTAACCCATTTTCTCATGCTTTCGCCACCCCAAATATTATAAGCCACATAACCTTTGTCTTTCCATGGAGTGTCCCTGAATTTTGGATTAATTGTTGAATTTTTTTTGTGTCGTGCTAAAAAACTTTTTGTTCGTTTTAAAATTGACAACGACAATGGTTTTCTGTTTGCCAATTGTGATGCACGTGTCCAACCGACCCTCGTTCCAGCTTTGACTTCGTCTTTATATTTTTCTTTCCATGCTATCATTCTTTTGGCATTGTTTGTTGCTGATTGTGGGTAATTGTCAAATGTTTCCTCTTTGGTTAACATTTTTTTATCGTCATCGTCATGTGGTTTGCCATAATGATATTTGTTTTCTTCCAAAGCATTTTCATATTCCTCATGTGTTTCAAATGGCATGTAAATTGTTTCGCCGTCATATTCATGTGTGTGATAACCACTCCCACCTAATTGTTCGGCACGTGCTTCGGCTTCGGCTTGTGTTGTGTAAGCATCAGGCAAATTTGGAACTTTTGCTTTTATTTCCTCGTTTGCTTCAGTTTCATTTTCAATCGGTGTTTCTGGAATTTCGACATCTGGCAAAACAAAATCAGTTCCATTTTGGGACATTAAATTTTGTGGAATATAAAAATCGTCCATTTGTGGATTGTCCTCAATAATTCCATAATTCATTGCTTCACGTTTTTCGTTTGGTGTTAACCACCAACTTTTTGACATTTGCTCAACAACTTTTTCTGTTTCCTCTTGTAATTCAGCAATTGACGTAAAATCAAAATCAATACATAATTTGTCCCCATATTTTGGTGCCAACCAACGATTCAATTCGTCCCTGACTTTTATTAATTGTGGAATGACAGCATTTTGATATAATGCTTTTTTTGCTTCTTTCATATTGTTATAAGACGAACTATCTGTGTTGTTTAACAATTGAACAGGCACGTTATAAATATTTGCCAAATCTTTTATGGAAGCATTGTATTGTTCGATTAATGATAAATCTGAAGCATTTAAACCAAAATTAACCCACGACATTTTTTTTGGACTTATTAATATATCCCCAGCATTTGAACTACCTTGATGTGCTTGACGAAATTTGTCTTTTAATTGTTGTGCTTGTAATTCAGAAATTCCGTCCTCTTCTTGTGTCGTCAAAATTCCACGTGCTGTTTGGTTTTGTAAATATTTGACACCTGTTTCAACTGCTTCATTGTTTGTTGTCATGCTTCGTAAACCAGCTTTTAATGGACTTTGTCCATATAAATTTGAACCGCTTCCGTCATAATATGGATTGAAATCTTTTATATGGCATATTTCTTCAGCTGGAATTTTATACGTGCCATTGTATTGCAAAGCATATTCTTTAATTGGTTGATGTAAACCACCACTTATTATTTCCATTTTTTGACTTGGCAAAATATATAATTCTGAATATTTGCCTAAATTAACTCCTGTGTCAGGACCAATTCCGTATATGTAACGATTTCCAGTTAACAAACCAAATGCAATTAATTCGGTTATAAATGAATTATAACTTTGTGCTGGATTTGGACGATTTAACAATTCATGTAATTCGGTATCTTCTAATTCAATCATGGAATTTTTTCTCAATAATTTTATATGTTGAATTGTTGAATTATCCAACATGCCTGATGTTAATGATTTATAACGTTTAAAATTATTGTCGTTTGTTTTTTCATAAATTTGAAATGGAATAATTCCAGCTGCTTTTGTTATGATGTTAACCAAAGAATATATTGTCGAATTTTTTCTATAACCTTCATTTATATACGTGTCATCTGTTTCAGCATTCCAAACGATTGAATTGCCAAGATAATTATAAATTGCTCGATTGTATTTTTCTGCCGTCGCTTGTGATTGTTTGAAAATTAAATTTCGTAGATTGTCCAATAAACCCATGCTAATAATAATTTTGTTCCAAATTTACAAAAAATTAAATTGTTTATATTATAAAGAAATTTTGGTTGCTTTTAAATCGTGTGTAAACAACATATCTCAAAGCATCCAATAAATGTTCAGGAGCATTAATTGGTTTATTAATTATTGTTCCGTCCTTTGTTTCTTCCCACAAATAGCCTTGTTGTTCACGATATAAATTTTTGGATTGTTTGCTGACATGCACGTCAAATTCTTTTATTTTGCTAATTCCAGCATTAACACTCCCAGCACCTTTAATGCTTGGTTTTGCTAAAATTCCAGCACGTCTGATTTCTTCGCCTGATTTTGGTTCAGCGCTGTCATAAACCAACAACATTTTGTCCAAATTATTTTCTTTTAAAAAATTAGATATGTCTTGATTTGTCATTCCTTTTCTGTATAATATTTCGTGAACAAACAATTTATCATTTACCTTGCCGACTTTAACAATTCCTGTGGCATCAGCTGAATATCCCCAATCCAAACCCAAATAATATTCTGTGTCAGGAAAATCCTTGTAATCAATATATTTCCAATTGGTATAAATTTGCCTTTGACTGAAAACAGCACGTTGACCCAATCCAAATACATTGTAATAATCCATGTCCCTGTCTTTTAATTTTTCGATTTCGTCAATTACGCTTTGTTCCAAAAATTTATTATCTCGCCATGTGCTAATAAAAAAATCAACATCATTATTTTTTACGTCAATCAATTCATTATAAATCCAATTTATTGCTTCACTCGGATTAAAATCAATAATAATTTTTTCCGTTGTCCTCATATTGATTTGTTTAAACGTTTCAAAATTACATTCGTTTGCTTCATTAATAAATACGATGTCGTGTTTTGCTCCCCTTAATTTCATTGGGTCATCGGCACTAATCATTTGGACAAGTGATTTATTATAACTCCACGTGTTTTCAGCTTTGTTATGAACACCTAAATAATATAATCCTAATTTATCCAACAATCCCAAAAAATCCCTCATCACCGACCTTTTTAAAGCTGGTAACGTATTACGAACAATCGTGATTGTCAATGGTGTTTCTGCATTAATGATTCTGTAAATTAAATATTGGCAACATGAATATGTTTTGCCACTTCGAGCACCGCCCTGTAATACAACAATTCTTTTTTTGGAATTTGCTATTTGGTAAAATTGTTTATTGCAAAATTCTTTGACTTTTATTTTGCTGGTGTCCATTCAATTAATTTGCTTTCAATATTGCCTTCAACATTTATTTCCTGTCTTTCAACATAACCCCTGTGTTTACCTTTTGTTTTTAAATAAAATATTGTTGCTGACGTATTATTGTTTTGGATTTGTTTATGTAAATGACTTTCGGCAAAATCCAATGCCACGTTTTCAATGTCTTTTACAGCATCGGCAAATTGTTTGTCATTGTTCAACCAATCATAATATGTTGTTCGTCCAACACCAACCGATTTACATGCTGTGGTAACAACACCCAATGATTTTTCCAATGCTTTCAATAATGCTTTTTTATGGTGTTCGGTTTTGTTCATGTTGCAAATTTAAAACATTTTTATTTTTATGTCCAATATATTCAAATTGAAACGTTTTAACACCTTTTTCCCTAAAACCTTTTTTTCTCAACATGTTTCCGCCAACCGACAATTTGCCCATTGTTCTTTTAAATCCCAAATATTTCCAATTTTTATCTTTTAACGTTGATTTATACATTGGAATAACCGAAAATTTTGTCATGACACGACAACGAATTTTGGACATTAATAATTCAGCACAAGCATTTACCATTTTTATGCCAAGTCCCAATCCGTTGTAATCAGGGTGTATAACGACACGATTTGAATGATAAATTATTGTGGTGCCTTTCCTATGTGGGACATAATTAGCAAAACATTGAAAACCAATTTGATTGTTTTTGTGAAACAAACCATATAAATATATTTTGCCACCAGGCAATTTGTCGCTTAAATAATGATATTTGCTAAAATATTTCCAGCTTGTTCGTCCAATTTCTTTGATGTCGAATTGTAATTGTTCTCGTTTTTTAAAAAAAAAATCTTCCGATTTTGGAAGCAAAAATTTTTGTTTGTTGCAATCAATTAACCAATCAGGATTTAACCATTCGATTATATCAT